TAGGGGTTGCAGTTGGTTGGCAATAGAGCGAGGCGCTAAAGCCGGGTAAAACTTTATTAGGAAGAGCCATTTTTCACCTCACGCAGGAATGTCTAAAGTGCAATCAAGAACGATTTGATTTAATTTACTGTCATTGTCGTATGTGTGAAAGAGCCAATCAACATCGACCTTTGACACAAAAAAGAGACCACCAAAAGTACCTTGATAACCGTGCAAGGCATCCACAATCTGTTGCGCCTTACTAAAACAATTCGCCATAAGTTGCGCGAACACTGTAGCCTGAAACACCGGTCGATCTATACCTTTCACCGACTGCGGCCCTGTATAAACCGGCTGATGAACATCTCTGAGCTGCCACGTTACAAAAGTCGGTTCGCTTGCAAAGTTACGGTTGAACACTGCATAAACTGGCGTAGGCGTGCAAACCGAAGTCAATTGCGCTTGTATCGCTTGAGCATAAACAACCGCGCTATTTTGCCCCATATCAGACCGCCACGCTAGGTTCGTTTCTGTAGCACATCAGAGAGACCCACTGTCTGTCATCGTGCTCAAAAACCTCTGCAATTCGCCAACTATTGCCTCTAAATGTAATCGAGTAATCCTCTTGATTATCCGAGATCGTCCGCATGTTAGGCGTGTAATTCACAATGAAGTCCATCATGTTGTCGTATTGCCTGAACTTCTCTAACGTGCGAATCCGATTGTGAACCGACTTAGTTTTTGCTCGCGTCTTAAACCAAAGCGTTTCCACCGTCGTTTGCTCACCCAAATTCGTGATGGTGAACGACAGATTATTAATGCTTATTTCGTCGACGCGTAAGACCATTCTTAGCTCACATTACGAGTGGCTTGTACACGCGCAAAAGCTGATCCACTGCAAAAGGAATCTGCTTTAGATTCTCAGCGGATGTAGCCGAGCGATTGTTGTACAAGTGAGTGAGAAGCATGAGACCGGCCTGCTTGACTACAGGATACTGACCGATTACCGAGCCTTGTAAGGTGTACTGACAAAGCATTGGCGCAGTCATGTAGGTGTTGATGTTGTTGGGAACCTCGAAAAGAACAATCTTGTTCCCGGTGGGGTCGTAGTAATAGTTTGAGCTTGTGATCGTCGTTAAGACTGGAGGGTTCAGGTCGTTGTAATACTTCACCCAATTTATGGTAACGCCGTTCTGTGAGACTTCGGGTAGATCAAGACTTACAGGTGCGGCCATAAGCCCTGAAATCATGTAGGAAGCCTGATAGGTGACGTTAAAGACCGGGACACCTAAGTAGTCCTCAATCGCCATCCGTGTGGCGAGCTCCAACTGAGCAAGGTAATCGTCCTGTGACTCATCTTGAAATAAATTCAACTGGTTGGTGATTTCTTCGTAAGTAAGCCATTGAGTGACCGAATCTCGACCGCTCTGAATGACCTTTGAGTAGTTGAACGGGTTTCTGGAACCCGCTCCGAAGTTACCTTGCAGTTGGCTAGGCATGATTAAGTTCCAATGAGCCGAACGCCAGCAGTTACATCACGAACGGTTGAGACCATCCGCTTCTCAGCATATATCGTAATCGTTCCGGGTTGGGTCTGCTCCATTCTCTGAAGCGTCATTTCTGAATGATCGACGATCCACATAAACCGCGGCCAGTTTGCAAGATAAATCGGAGAAGCACCGGCAGCGGGAGCATCCAAATAAGGATTCGCAATAACCGGCCAGCCCATAATGTTTACCGCAGGGCCTTCGTCTTTCTCGCCAACCTCAACAAGCGCGTAGGAATTACCAGAGTGGGCATACTCTCGGAGAATTTGAATAGCCGTCGGGTGCATCATCCACGCAGTTCCCGGCATCCTCCAAAACTGACCGGGAAGAGCATTAGCAACATCTACAAGCGTTTCCCACTCAAGATTTGTATGCGTAAAGCCAACCGTGTTAAGCGTGTGAATGCCCGCTGTTATAGCCGTTCCTGACGTTCCGTAAGCAGCGGATGATCCAGCAGTACCAGCATACATCTTCAAGCCTCTAAGACCGTTTGTAGCGCCTGTGGAGGTCGTTGTTGAGCCTGCCTGATCGTTATTGATTGCCATAGACGCAGCTTCGATCTGGCTAAATTCCATTGCAAGATCTTCGACAAGAGCCGCGTCTAATCCGTTGATGTCATCCATCGCCGCTGCCCTGATTGGCATCTGAGCGGAAATAACACGCATCGGAAGCTGCCAAATGGATGTGGCGATATTGGGTGAGCCTGAGTTAGCGTTGACTGTATAGCCCCACGGGTTGGTGGAGTTAGCAGCGTTACCCGTTTTGACAACAAACTGAATATCCGAGTCTGCCGTCATTGTTTGATTTGCATAAACCCGAAATGGGTTCCAGTAACGAAGGGATGCAAAAACATCCTCGTTGTATACGCGACCACCAACCCCGCTGCCTGAGCCGGTTAGGGCTGAGGCTTCCGCGAGGTTGACAGTGCTTTTGCCCTCGTGGAGAGCCTTTTTCAAGCCTTCCAAAATCACCTGTTTCATAATCTCTCCAAAAGGGAGAGGGCTTGCGCCCTCTTTTATCAAGCAGCCGTACCGGTCGAACGATAACGCACGCCGGCATTAGGATCGCGCACCGAAGTGGCTGCACGAGTTTCGCCGTAGAACGTGATGCTTCCGGGTAAGGTTTGGTCGTAGCGACGGAGAACCATCGAGAGACGCATAACGATGGTGTGGAACTGCTGCCAATCCGCAAAGTACATCGGATAGTAGGAGGTCGTCCCTGCTGCGCCGGTGGTGGGCTGGCTAGGATTGTCGACATACTTGTTGACTGCAACCTTGAAGCCGAGCAACTCACCAACGATGCCATCAGTGCGTGACACACCGTCAACATAGATCGGACGGCCTTGCAGATCGACTAACCCACGGATGCCCTGAAGCAGGATCGGGTTAATCATGAACGCTGCTGTCGGTGTCCAATACTGCTGTGGCAGGCTGTAAATAAAGTTCACTACGTCTTTGTAGTTCACATTATTTGCGGCAACCGTGTTGGCGTTGGTGGTCAACTGATCGTAGGTAGCAAGCGAGTGCAGACCGTTGGTCGTTGCAGTTCCAGACGTACCGAAAGCAGCTGTCGAGCAAGAGCCGCCCGTGTAGGTGCTGTTAGCGCCAGCATACTGATCCAAACCGCGCAAGCCATCAGCGCCGCCTGTAGACACAGAGGTTCCGGTTCCCGACTGATCGTTATTCTGGATCATCGAGGTTGCCATTGCCTGCTGGAACTCCATCAGCATATCGTCGACAACGTTAGCCTCAAGACCGTCGATGTCATCAAGCGCTGCGGTACGGATGGGGAACTGAGCGTTTAGATCCTTAAGGATCACCTGCCAAATGCTCGTGGCTTCAGTTGTAGGTGTGCCGTTGTTCTGAACGGTGTAGCCCCACTGTGCGCCCGCGTTGCCGGTTTTGACTCTAAATTGATATGCAGAGCCGTCAGTTGCAACGATACGCGACAGATCCATCAAAGGATTTCCGAGACGCTTTGCAGCGAACACGGGATCGTAAGCGGTACGGCCACCAACGTCGTAACCGGAGCCCGTAAGAGCCGAGGCTTCCTTGATGTACGCTTCACATTGATCCACAGATTCAAAGATCTTGACTTCGCGCTCGATGTTGTTACCAGCCTTCATGTACTCCTTAAGAACGTCCTTAAAGCGACGATTTGCTTCGCCACGGACAGTCTTGTGAATAGGACGGATGATCGAAGGAGCGGCAACTTTTGCCTCTAAAGCGGCAATCTTTGCCTCTGTTTCAGTCTTAAGCGACTCGACAGCCTCAGCAACTTTTGCCTCGACAGCCTGTGCGGTTTCTGCCAATTTAGCAGCGCTAGATGCTTCGATTGCATCCAGTTTTTCAATGACTTTTTCCAACATTTTAAAATCTCCTAACGGGTTGAAATAGCTTTCAGCAACTCGCGGTATTCGAGCGCTTTCAGCAACTCCGCCGCATCAGACTCACTCTGAGTGGCAGTTTGTTGATCGCCCACAGCATCACGCTGTTCCAAAATGGCTTTCAACACACCGGACGCGGCGGTCGCATCCCGGCGAGATAGCCCTGCATCACGCAAAGCCTTCTCAATCGTTCTCGGATTGGGTTTCGTTCCCATCCAATACTCAAGTCTACTAATCTCAGCCTTCGGGTTATTCGGCTGCATCACAATGGAAACCTCGGCTAGGCCACCTTTGACGATTTGAAAGAACATGTCGGGATCGTCTGTAGGCTCACCGTTTTCATCCACCATTTGATACTCATCGGCATAAGCACCGACAGAAACGCCACCAACCATCCGCGGGCTTTCCTTCATGATCGTATAAAGATCAGACCCGGAAGTGGTGTTCAGGAAGATCTTTCCTGTGCCGGTCATGCCTTCGTCCGTAATGTCGAACTTCGACCACTCGCCGACAGGCATCATGTCGCTTGAATGTTGAAAATACATTGGAAGAGGCCTTCCTGCTTCCATCCACATCTCGTGCCACGCCTCGAAAGCCTCGGGTGTGTAAAAGAACCGTCGACCGTCTGCGCCTTCTCTCGCGCCCCACGTCGTAAGTGTGGCTTCGATTTCACCCGTGGGCTCGCCCGTTGCCTCGTCGGCTTTCCTGCCTAGCTCAACTTTGGCTTCGTAGAAAAAAGTGATGTTCTTAGCCATTGATAGGTTCCTTTTTTACCATTCCGTCGACCAACTTAGGCTTTGGCTTTCTCTTATCTGCCGCGGCCTTGAGTTTCTCTAACAGTTCCTTAAGCATTTCCGGCTCTGCCTGTTTTACCGACCACCTTAAGGTTTCCACCACCTCCAGTGTCTTGCGGAGAGCTACCGGGAATAGCGCTATCGCCACCAGCGGCAAGCAACAGATCATCAGCGCCATCGAGAGAGTTAAGTCCCAGATATTCACGCGCTTCATTCTGCGTAAGAATCCCATTCTTGACTCCTGCAACGACGTAATTCATCTGATCTAGCGGAGCGCCCTTTAGGAAGTCTTGCGTCTGAAACTGAACGTGCAGATTGGGGAAGCCCTTCAATAACGACAATTTTAACCGCTGCTCAACGTTCGTGATAAACGGCATCATCGTTGACTTGTAAAACTCGTCCAGCATCGTTTGAGTATTGTTGTACTTCGACTCACCGACTCCGATCATCGCGGGAGGCACACCAAACAATCCACAGATACGCGTCATCGTTTGTTTCTTAAGCTCTCTTGCATCCACATCCTGAAGCGTCAAAGGCTTGATGGCTTCGTAGGTCATGCCCTGATCCAACAACATAGACTGCCCCGGCTTACTCTGATCCGAAGGCTGACTGTTAAGCATGTTCGTCCACGCTTCTTTAAGACGGGATGCAATCTCTTTAAACTTTGAGTCAGGGATGACTTGCTCAGTACGGAACAAACCAGAGGGTTTTGCACCGTTAAGCATGATGAAGTTGGAATAGAGGTCAATGTCCTGATCTAAGGAAACCAACTCGACAGCTTGCAAGCGGTTGAACGAACTTGATCCTTGCCACGGCTCGCTCTTCGTGTGCATGACTTGAAAGTATTTGAGCGGCTCGTCTTTATTGAAGCCGTAGGACGAACTTGTAAGCGTGTAAAACGGATAACGCGTCTCTGAGATCCTCGGCACGATTAGCGTCGAGTCAAGAACGTACAT